AGAGAAAAAGGGCCATGGCTGGTGGTTTGATGAAAGCGCCTATTGCGTAGGGACTGAGGTCACTAAGGTAGATATAGGTGACTATACAATAGAAGGATTAGAACATGTACTCTGCATAGAGAGAAAGGAAAGCGTTTCCGAGTTTGCCGGCAATTGTGGGGAGAAAAGATTTTTCAGAGAATTAGAAAAGATGACAACTTTTCCTCATTCTTTCTTACTGTTCGAATTTAGCTGGGCTGACATAGAAAGATATCCTCACGGGTCTGGTATACCTAAGAAAGTCTGGCCTTCTTTAAGGATTAAAGGAAAGTACATGCAGAGAGTTATCTCTTCGATACAGATAGACTATGGGGTGCATGTGATAGCCTGTGGAGATAAGAAAAGGGCGGAAGAAATAGCTATGCTTATAATGCGAAAGGTTTATGAAAAAAATGAAGGAAAGCACTAGATCCTTTATATCTTCCGTTATTTCATCTGATGACAACGCTTGGCTTGGCTTAGACGATATAGATATTCCTAAGTTTATATCTCCTCTAGAAGAGATCTCTGACTTCGACAAAGACAATCTCCATCTTAAAATAATATCTCTCATGAAAGAGCCAGAGTATTTTCAATGGACGGTGAAGAAGTTATTTGGCATTGAATTATTGCCAGTCCAAACTTGCATACTTAGAGAAATGTGGCTAAGAGCTTTCCCAATGTACATAGCAAGTCGTGGTTTTGGTAAGTCATTTCTTCTAGCAGTATACTGCCTTCTTAGATGCACTCTCATACCCGGCACAAAGATTGTGATTGTAGGTGCTGCGTTTAGACAATCAAAAGTTATATTTGAGTACATGGATACGATATGGAGGAATGCTCCAATCTTACAGAGTATCTGCTCCGATAGTAGCGGTCCTAGACGAGATGTAGACAGATGCACAATGAGGGTTAATGATAGTTGGGCTATGGCAGTTCCTCTTGGTGATGGTAGTAAGATTCGTGGTTTACGTGCTCACACTATTATAGCTGACGAGTTCAATTCCATCCCTACTCATATTTATGAAACAGTGGTAGCTGGTTTTGCTGCCGTTTCTAGTAACCCAACACAGAATGTTAAAGACGCAGCCAAAAGAAAGAAGATGCAAGATAAAGGCACTTGGGCTGAAAAGATGGAGGAGAAGTACTCAGAGAAAAAGACCAACCAGTCAATAATAGCTGGTACCGCTGGATATGCCTTTGAGCCATATGCTAGTTATTGGAAAAAATATAAAGAGACTATACAAAGTCATGGAGATTTCAGGAAGGTCGCTGAGAAGATGGGTGACGATCCAGATGAAGTACCAGAATATATGAAGAGGTTAGACTGGAAAAACTTCTCTGTAATAAGAATGCCTTATGAATTGATACCTGAAGGCTTCATGGATGATCAGCAGGTAGCTAGAGCGAGAGCTACAATGCACAATGGAATCTATCAAATGGAATATGGAGCCTGCTTTACAGACGACAGTCAAGGCTTCTTTAGACGAAGTCTAATACACTCTTGTGTAGCGTCTGACCAGAACTGTTCTAAAGCAAACTGGGCTCCTTGGTGTCCTGAGCCATTCGACCCAATAGTAAAAGGTTCTCCAGACAAAAGATATGTCATGGGCATAGACCCAGCTTCAGAACAAGACAACTTTGCCATAGTTGTTATAGAAGTACATCCAGAGCATCAAAGAGTTGTGTATGTTTGGACGACTAATAAAAAAGATTTTGCCGGAAGAAAGAAGATAGGGCTTACAGATACTCATGATTATTATAGTTTCTGTGCTAGAAAAATTAGAGATCTTCTAAAGGTTTTTCATTGCGAGATAGTAGGTATAGACTCTCAGGGAGGAGGATTTACAATAGCCGAGGGTCTTAGAGATCTTGACAAACTCAAGACTGGAGAGAGACCTATATATCCAATTATAACGGACAAGGCTAAAGATACTGACGATCTTGCGGGAGATCACATACTTGACTTAGTAAACTTTGCCAAGGCCGAATGGACGGCACAAGCCAACCATGGGATGAGAAAAGACCTAGAAGATAAAGTATTGTTATTTCCAAGATTTGACACACTCAGCCTTAGCATAATGACAGAGAAAGATAAGATATTTTTCGATGAAATGAAACAGAAAACTGGAGATAGCAAATCATTAAGACTGTATGACACGCTTGAGGATGCTGTTATGGAAATTGAAGAATTAAAGAGTGAGCTATCTACAATAGTTATATCAGTTACCCAGTCTGGAAGAGAAAGGTGGGACACTCCACAAATCAAACTTGAAACTGGGAAAAAAGGAAGAATGAGAAAGGACCGTTATAGTGCCTTAGTTATTGCAAATATGCTTGCAAGATCCCAAAGATTTGTGATACCACAGCCAGAATATAATGTGATAGGAAGGGTAGCAGGGCCAGCTAGTAGTAAAATAGATTCAAGAATGTATGTAGGTCCAGAATGGGCTAAGAATTTTAACCAAGCTACCTGTTTTAGAATAGACAAAAACAATGAGTAATGGTGTATAAAACAATACTTATTGTATTATACACCATTACTCATTGTTTTCTATCTCAATATATATTGGAGCTACGGTGTCTAAAAACAAATATCCTAAAAGTTCTCAGTCAGCTTTAGATCAAGCCGCATACGTCAGTTGGGGATCTGACAATTCCGAAGAAAGACAGTCTGCTATCGACTCTTATAGCAAGTCTGTATCGGAGTTTTCTTATGCTAGCTTAGGTTCTAGAACTAGAGACTTCTCTGATTTGACCACAAATCTTGGTGGTCGCCCCGGACTGAATCAAGGTGATTTTGACTGGTTTAGACCCGGACAAGCTGTACCGACTAAAAGCAAAAATATTATAGCATTCGCCCGCACAGCCTATAGGAGGATAGGTCTAATTAGAAATGCTATAGATCTAATGGGCGACTTTGCTTGCCAAGGGATAAGATTAGTTCATCCTAATCCAAGAATTGAAAAGTTCTATAATGATTGGTTTAGTCGAGTTAAAGGACCATTTGTATCTGAGAGAGTATGCAATCTATTATTTAGAGAAGCTAATGTCCCAATAAGAATGAAGACTGCCAAGATCAATAGACAAAAAAGACTAGAAATGCAAAGATCAGTAGCCTCGCCAGACATGCAGGCTATAGTCAGAGATAAAAGCTTTTCCAAGAATGAAATTCCTTGGCAGTATATTTTTCTAGATCCCTTATTAATAGATCCAGTCGGAGGTCCTCTATCCAATATGGTAGGGTCTAAGATCTATCGAATGAAGATACCTTCTCATATTAAAAGAGAAGTAAGAAAGCTACAGGCTAGTCAGAATGCGTCAGATAAGGTATTGCTTTCTCAAATACCCCCAGAAATTCTTAATTCTGCTGAGACTAGTAAAGGTATTTTATTGCCGCCTGAGAAGACATTTGTATATCACTATAAAAAAGATGATTGGCAAGAGTGGGCAGATCCCATGACATATGCTTGCTTCAAAGATTTGTTACTGTATGAAAAACTAAAACTCGCAGATCAAGCAGCACTAGATGGGGCTATATCTAAAATAAGAGTTTGGAAGCTTGGTAACTTAGAACACAAGCTTGCTCCAACAGCTTCAGCGGCTTCTGCATTAGGAGACATACTAGGAACGAATGTCGGTGGTGGAACTATGGATATAGTTTGGGGCCCTGATATCGAACTCATAGAAACAGGAACAGACGTGCAAAGATTTTTAGGTGAAGAGAAATATAGACCTACGTTAATGGCTATCTATGCTTGTCTAGGAATTCCACCAACACTCACAGGAACCTTCGGTGCAAGCGGAACAACTAACAATTTCATATCGCTAAAGACTCTTACTGAAAGATTGAATTATGCTAGGAGTATACTTCTAGATTTCTGGAATCACCAGATTAGAGTTGTTCAAGAGTCAATGGGTTTCAGAATTCCTGCAGAGGTAGAGTTTGACTTCATGTATCTTGACGATCCAGCTTCTATGACTCAACTCATGATAAATCTTGCTGATAGAAATATAATTAGCGATGAGTTTGTTCAAAGAAACATAAAAGCAAAACCGTCTGTAGAAAGAAATAGATTGGTTAACGAAGGGAAGAAAAGAGATAAAGGTTCTATGGCAGAAAAAGTAAGTCCATTCCATGCAGTAGATAAGAAGTTTTCTTTAGAAAAAATAGCTCTACAAACAGGAGTTGCTACTCCAACGGAAGTAGGTCTTGAACTAGATGATAGAAGAGACGGAGAAGAATCTGCTTTAGAACTAAGAAGACCAAAGCAAAATAAATCAGACCCTGAGCAAAAGCAAAAGACGCTACCATTTATGGAGGATACTCCATCTCCAAGTGAATCTCCCGGAAGACCTAAAAATTCTAGAGATTTAGTGCCTAGAGAAAGAAGAACCTTTAAACCAAAACAAAAAGCCTCAATAGAAATATGGGCTAAGCAAGCTCAAGACTCAATATCGGAACTTTTGAACGAAGGTATTCTAAAAGGCTTTGGTAAGAAAAATATGAGAAGTCTAAATGCGGAAGAGCTAAGACAATCAGAGATGATAAAGTTTGAAGTGCTACTCGGAATGGATTGTGCTAAAAGCATTGATGAAGGAAATATTATAGACGCATTCTCTAGCAATAGAGTATCTGCTTCTGTTCATAATGAATTTGAATTATGGGTTTCTGAAGCCTCAACTCAAATTGAAAGGCGCCTAACTATCGACGAGATTAGAAACCTAAGAGCTGCTTTCTATGCTGAAAAAGTCAAATAGTCACTTTTGGTGTAATAGTCTGTTAGAGGTAACCTTATGAAAAAAATAACTATCTTTGATGCAGAAATCGAAGCTGGTATTAGTGAGCAAATAACAAGCCAAGCTTCTATTGCTTATGTATCGCCCCTTTGCATTTCTGACAACGAAGATGAAAATAAGTCCAGCCCAAGATTTAACTCAAAATTATTGAACGAGTTAAAATCAACAGCTTCGGCCCATGATAAAGATGTCTACCAGACTCATTCTATTTTAGTCAGTACTTCTTGGAATAAGAATGATGATGTCTTTACTGCGCAAGAAGTCTGGAAGGCTAAGGATACACCGATATATAAACCCGCTAATTTAGAACACGATGAGAAAAAAATTGTTGGTGGGATTATAGGTAGCTGGCCTGTAGATGAAAAGCTGAATTTAATCCAAGAGGATATAAGTTTAGACAATCTACCTGACTACTACCATATACTTGTTTCTTCTGTTATATACAATCAATGGCAAGATCGTGAATACAAGGCAAGAGGAGAAGAGCTTATTGAGAAGATTGAAAAGGGTGAGATGTTTGTTTCTATGGAATGTCTATTTTCAGGTTTTGACTAC